AGCTCATGATAATACAGCTGATATGAGAAGTATTCAAGCTCTTACTGGCTGGGTTCCAAAATACGATATCTTGGAATATATCAAGGATAAGACAAAATGAAATACGCAAGTATAGTTCCGCTAATTGGTGGAGAAACAATCGCGATGGAGAATGTGTTTGGGAAACGTCCTGAATACATTCTATCATATAGTGCGTTTGCAAGTAATGATTCTCAGATTTTAAATCATTATAATAATGAAGTACCTTATCATGTGATTGATGAAGGTAATGGCAGAACAGACTATGTTGATGTAGTCAATACTGTATGTCCATGTGCTGGTCTTTCTTCGTTATCTCCACAAGCTAATGCAAATAGCGCTACGAACGATTGGATGTCAGAATCAGCGAAATACGTACTTGGTAATATCAAACCGAAAGTATTCTGGGGTGAGAATGCTCCACGACTAGCATCAAAAATGGGTGAACCAACAGTAAAAAAATTACGTAAGATTGCTGAGGAGCATGGGTACACGTTTTCTATATATAAGACTAAGAGCATATTACATGGTTTATCGCAAGTTCGAGACAGAACTTTCTACTTTTTCTGGAAAGGAACACAAGTGCCACTCCTTGGTTACGTCTCGAATCCGCACACTCGTATCGAAGATCATATCCGTTCAATTGAAAGACGTGATGATGATCCAATGAATATACTTACTAATGAAAGAATCCCATCGGAGAATCCTTACTATCGATACGTACTTGAAGTAATCGAGGGTGGTATCACACATTCCGAATTTCAAGATAAGATAGAAAGAACTACAAACCCAATGGATGAAATAGAAAAGCATACGAACTATAAAGTCGTAGCTCAATGGATGCGTGAACAAGGTTATGACAATGAAGCCGCTAAGTGCGATCGTAAGTATCATAAGTTAAAAGCTGGTGGTAACATTATGCGTAAGACCACGGAAATACCAAAAGATTTTATTGGTGCTTTCGTTGGTCACTTTCCTACAAACCTATGTCACCCTGACGAAGACCGATATCTAACTGTACGGGAAGCAATGTCAATTATGAAGCTTCCAAATGATTTTAATCTAATTAATCCTAAGGCTAATCTAAATCATATATGTCAGAATGTTCCTGTTACAACTGCAGAACATCCAGCTCGTATGATTAAGAAGTGGCTTGAAGGTAATGGAGTAGAATCAGTTGAAACGAAGTTCTTAGTAGAAGATAATAAGAAACGAACTTATGACTATGAAAAAAACTGTGTACAATTAGATAGTTTTATGTTATAATATAATTTAAATTATTAACTGGAAAAAGAAATGAAACCAAAGGAAACCCGATATGCCTAGTGTATCTCTACAACCGAAAAACAAAAGTAAAAAGCCGATGCCATTTGATGTAGCTTTACGTAAGTTTAGTAAGCTCGTTGAAGAAGCCGGTATCTTGCAAAAAGCAAGAGAGAAAGAGTATTATGAAAAGCCTACTGCAAAACGCAAGCGTAAAAAGAAAGAAGCTTTAAAGCGTCAAAACAGATTGAATGCTGAAAACAATATTTATTCAAAGCAAAATAGGAAGTACTAATATGAGTATAATGGATAGGTTAAAGAAGAACTCTAAAATCAAGGAAACACAAGTCCTTGATAAGAGTATTTTCTTTTCAAAGAAAGAACAATCACCAACTGAAGTGCCAATGGTAAACGTTGCGTTATCGGGTGATCCAGATGGTGGTCTATCATCAGGTCTTACTGTACTTGCTGGTCCATCAAAGCACTTTAAAACATCATTTGCTTTATTGATGGCCGCAGCTTATCTGCGTAAACATGATGATGCAGTATTGTTATTCTATGATTCCGAGTTTGGTTCACCACAATCATACTTTGAAACATTTGGTATCGATACAAGCCGTGTACTGCATACTCCAATTGTTGATGTCGAACAACTCAAGTTTGATCTTGTTGGTCAGTTAGATAATATTGAACGTAAAGATCACGTTATTGTCGTAATCGATTCAATTGGTAACCTTGCTTCTAAGAAAGAATTGGAAGATGCTTTGAATGAGAAATCAGTTGCTGATATGTCTCGTGCTAAAGCTCTTAAAGGTTTATTCCGTATGGTAACACCATATCTTACAATGCGTAACATTCCATTGCTTGCTATTAATCATACATATCAAGAGATTGGATTATTTCCTAAGGCAGTTGTTTCAGGCGGTACAGGTATCTATTACTCAGCCGATAACATCTGGATCTTAGGTCGTCGACAAAATAAAACTGGTACTGAAGTGACTGGTTATGACTTTGTCATTAATGTGGAGAAATCAAGGTTTGTTAAAGAAAAATCTAAAGTGCCTATCCAAGTTTCTTGGGACGGCGGTATTGAAAGTTATTCAGGCTTGCTTGATGTTGCTCTTGATGGTGGCTATGTTGCTAAGCCTAGTAACGGCTGGTATTGTCGGGTTGATCGTGTTACCGGCGAATTGGTGCAGCCAAAAGTTAGAGAAAAGGAAACTCTGAAGCAAGAGTTCTGGGAACCAATCTTTAAAGATACTGACTTTAAAACTTACTTAATTGAAAAGTATCAAATTGGCGCTAAGCAAGCTAACGAAAAGAAAAGTGTACAAGAGGACGAAAATGAGTTATAATAGTATATCAGAAAGTGATTATAAGTTTGTTGAAAGTTCATTATCAGATTTGTATGGAATTAAGCTTACAAGTGGCAAATGGAAAGATGTAATTATAACTTACGGCAAGATAACAATTAAAGAAGATAAAGATGCAGTTATTGCTACCTTATCTTTTACATATCATGTCGAAGATGCAGCATCATTTCAGCCAGATCAATTGGAAGCAGATATAGAGTTTAAAAATTATCTAGGCGACGTATTATCACATATTATTAATAGTAAAGATGACTTAGAAGAAGGCGATAGCTAATTGAAGAATGAAATCCCAACACATATACTCAATCATCTTCTCAATAATGAAGATTTTTGTAGAAGAGTAGTACCTTACCTTAAGAAAGAATATTTTGATGGCCAACATAAGATTGTATTTGATTTAATTACAGACTTTGTTCGTGATCATAATAAGCTTCCTACGAGTAGAGTGTTGGAGATTGAAATCGAAAAGGTTTCAGCTCCAGATGAAACACTTACTCAGGCATATGACTTAATTCAAGAAATCTCAGTCAAGTCTGATATCGATACAGAATACCTCATAACTGAATCAGAGAAATGGTGTCGTGATAAAGCAATCTATGGCGCTATCATGAACTCTATTCAAATCATTGATGGAAAAAACCAAGAGGTGAGTGAAGGTGCAATACCTGAAATACTACAAGAAGCTCTTGGCGTTTCCTTTGATCAGGCAATTGGTCATGACTATATTAATGATGCTGATTCACGTTATGAGTTTTATAATAACGAAGAAGAGAAGATTCCATTCGATCTTGATATATTCAATAAGATGACAAAAGGTGGTTTGCCAAACAAAACACTCAATATCGCTTTGGCTGGTACTGGTGTTGGTAAGTCATTGTTTATGTGTCATATGAGTTCATCGGCCTTAAGTGAAGGTAAGAATGTATTGTATATTACAATGGAAATGGCAGAGGAACGTATTGCAGAACGTATCGATGCTAATCTAATGGATCTACCTATTCAACAGTTAACCGAGTTACCTAAGAATGTCTTTGATGAAAAGATTAAAAAGATTGCTAAGGGTTCTATTGGTAAACTGATCGTTAAGCAATATCCTACAGGTGCTGCACACGTTGGTCACTTTAGAGCTTTACTTAATGAGTTAAAGCTTAAAAAGAACTTTACGCCTGATATGATATTCATTGATTATCTAAACATTTGTTCATCTTCAAGAGTTAAGAATACTTCAGCAAACAGTTATACAATTATTAAATCGATTGCCGAAGAGTTACGTGGTCTTGCAGTAGAGTTTGATGTACCTATTATGAGCGCAACTCAAACAACACGGTCAGGCTTTGGTAACACCGATGTTGGCCTTGAAGATACATCCGAATCATTTGGTTTGCCTGCAACGGCCGATCTAATGTTTGCTCTTATTTCAACAGAAGAGCTCGAAGAGCTTAATCAGATCATGGTAAAACAATTGAAAAATCGTTACAATGATCCGACTAAGTACAAACGTTTTGTAATTGGTATTGATCGTGCTAAGATGAAGCTATATGATGTAGAAGAATCAGCACAGGATAATATTATGCAAGACATGGCTATTCCCGATAAACCTATTGCAACGTGGGGAAATAATGAAAACAAAGACACGTTTGCAGATTTTAAGGTGTAAGTATGAGTAATTTTATTTTTGAATATCAAATGCAAGATACTTCATTATGCGATAAGCTGATTGATTATCATACAAATGCAGGCGAGTATAAAAGACAATCACTATTTGTTGATGATGATTTTTATAAACTATCAACTGATGTTCCAATATATGCTCGTTCGTCTAATCCAACTATTAATACATATGAAAATCATGTATTTGAAGCACTTGATGCATTTAAAAATAAGTATAAGTATTTTAAAGGTAATGTTACTTTTGATTCACATTGGCTTATTCAATATTATAGACCATCAGAAGGATTTTTATCATGGCATCATGAAAGAGCTGATGTGGCGCTTTCACCAAGAGTTTTGACATTTATGACATACTTAAATGATGTAACTGATGGCGGAGAAACAGAGTTTTATTATCAGAATACTAAGTTTAAGCCAAAAAAAGGATTAACACTCATTTGGCCTACTGAATTTACTCATACTCATCGTGGTATAACATCAAAAACACAAGAAAAATATATTGCAACCGGTTGGTTAAAATTTAAAAAATAAGGAGAAAAATATGTTAAATTGGTTAAAAGAAAGAGTTACAGAAAGAACTACGTTTGATGGAGCATCACTTATTGTTATTTGTGGTTCTGTTATTTTGTTCGGCGGTATTGCTAAGCTACTTGCATGGGCTGGCTTTCTATGGGGCATTTACACATTAGTACGTAAGGAAGATTAATGTTTGATGTAAATCTTATATCATACAGTAGACCAGCTGATGGGAGTGAGTTATCTGATGATCTCTTACAGCTGGTAGCATACTGTGCTAGGGTATCAAATCCTAGCAATCAAAATAACGAAGCGACTGCCGAGAAGTTGGTTAAATATTTAGTTAAACATAAACATTGGTCTCCATTAGAAATGGTCAGTGTTTGTTTAGAGATAGATACTACCCGAGATATTGCACGACAGATTCTTCGTCATCGTTCCTTTACCTTCCAAGAGTTTTCACAACGATATGCAGATCCAACTAAAGATCTTGACTTCGTAATTAGAGAACCAAGATTACAAGATCCTAAGAATAGACAGAATAGCGTTGCTGTTGAAGATGGTGCTCTATATGATCAATGGGCTAATATTCAGTCTGGTATTATTGAGCAATCTAAACTAGCTTATAACTGGGCACTCGATCAAGGTATTGCTAAAGAGCAAGCAAGAGCAGTATTACCTGAAGGTCTAACCAAGTCACGTATGTATGTGAATGGCACACTTAGATCTTGGTTGCACTATATTGATCTACGCTCTGCTAACGGCACACAATTAGAACACATTGAAGTAGCTAAAGCCTGTGCAGAAGTTATCTCTAAGGTATTTCCAGTAAACGAAGTTATATAACAAAAAGTTATAACCATATAACAAAAGAGTCTAAAAAGAATGCAAAAAACAGTGTACACATAGTAATACCTGTGATATAATAGCCATATAAATTAATAAAACAAGTGAAGGTAATTATATTATGAAAAAGTCTATTATTAATGCAATCAACTCTATCAGCTCAACCAAAGAGATGAATGAAGCCATTGAATTATTAAAAGCCAAGCAAAAACAAATTCGTTCTATCGAGTCTGCAGCTGCTAGGTCTACTTTCTCTTCTGGTGATCATGTTTATATTAATAGCAGAAAATCTGGTCGTATGACTGGTATCGTCGAAAAAGTTAATCGTACTAAAGCCGTTGTTAGTATCGATGCAGTTCTATACACTGTTCCACTTACTATGCTTAATGCAGCTTAATTGGAGATTACATTATGAATTTAACTCTTTTAAAAAATCACTATCATGGAGAAATGCGAGATCGTGCAGCTAAAGGTCTTAGACATATGAACTTCATTGATTGGAAAGATCAGAAAGCGTTACTAGCAATTTACTTTGAAATGAAACAGAAAGAAATCTTGGAGGCTAAATAATGTATACTAAAGAAGCTTATGCTGAAGAAATGTGGGAGCGTAAGGCAAATGGTTTTGCCACGGAGTCATTCGAATCATGGAAGGCTCGCAAGGAAGCTACACGCGATTACTTCAACGAGGTTTGGAAATCAACTCTTGATATAGAGGAAGAACGTCAACAAGCTGCTGAAGCGCGGGGTGTATAATGAATCCATACGAAATGGTTAAAAATGTCTTCGAAGAAATCGCTGTGCAAGATGCAGCGATTCACGAGGCTCAGCTTAATGAATACCGTAATTGGATTGAACAAAATGCAACAGAGATTCAAATGGAATCTTATGTTAAAGCATTAAAATTTGGCTGGAACTTAGATTCAGCAGATGAGGAATTTATTAAATTGGTACTCGGTCAAAGCACTATGAAGATATTTAGTAATGGTCGTATCCGTCGAACTAAGCCAACTCGAGGAGA